AATATATATTTTTTTTTTTTTTTTTTTTAATAAAAAAAGGAATATATCCATACTATCCATACAATCGCTGGTAAGTGCTTGATTTGATTGGAGAAAAATAGTATGGATGCGTTTTTAGACCCTGACAATCGGGGTTGTATCCATACTATTTTTTTGTAAATTGTTGATTCTTATAGCTTATTTTTATTTTGCATCCATACTCATATCTTAATACCATGGCACGTGGGGCGTGTTCTCTTAATACCTTGCATTAGTGATTGTATGAAGAGGATCAACTTACAGACAAACCAACCGTTTAAAAGGAACGACACCAGAGGGGATGGGTACATCTTCTTTGGGTACACCTCGCACATCAAATCTAACGGCTACTTCAAAGAGATCTGGCTCAACCCCAACAGCTCGCGCAAGATACAGGCCAAGGACAAAGACAGAAAGCGCAGCACCTACCAACGCAGGACTGACAGAAAGCCACCAGGCTACTGGAAACTGCCCTTGGAGAAGCGCGCCGAGTACGACGTGGCCCACTATGGGACAACAGAGTGAAGTACGCCTACCGCATCCTGGGCTTCTTGGAGAGCAAGAGCAAGCGCATAGTCGGCGTCAAGGTCTTCATTACGAGCACCATCCACTTTGATGAGGTCGATGTACCGGCGTGCCTCTTTGACGACGAGATACTGGACTACCTGCGCTTTAGGCTGGCAGCAAGCAGCCACATGAAAATCAAGAACCTGCCGCCAGTCATCTACCACGGCATTAAGGGACCCCTGCACGACTACATGGACCTATGGGTTTTGCAGGGGCAGACCAACTGATGGCTATCGCGGTCGATACAAACATCGCCGTCTTAAACGGCTGGGGCAGGGCAGGGGACGTCACTAAGGGCGACTGGCTCTACAACCCACATAGTGGTCTCCCGACGCAAGTCACAAGCGTCCAGAAGTATACCCCAAGCGAGATGTACCTAGTCACGACCCACGACAACGTCACTTTGGAAGTCGATAGGCACACCAAGTTCTTGGTGCAGACCCTAAAATGCAGGCAGAGGGCCCGTGAGTGGATGGGCATACGCAAGAAAGGACTGCGACCACAGAGGTATGCCACGGTAGAACAGATGCTGGAGCGTGGTCTGCGTGACTACAGGGGTGAGGCACAGTACGCCGTCAAGCTGACTGCACCAATTCAGTGGCGAACAGAGGACCACCCCGTCCCACCCTTCATTGTCGGCATGTGGATGACGTGGAGGAACGGCAGCGACAGGTACAAACTGGACCCGTTGATCGCGCGAGACGTCAAAAAACGCATAAAAGCGAACGGTTGGTCGTTTGTCCAACACAAAAATGAGCAAATTACCGTCCGCCCGTCAATAAAAACATCTTTTTTAACGAAATATGCAAAAATACCCGTAAAGTTACCGTTTAATTACCATTTTGGGAGCGTTGAGCAGAGGACTGACCTCATTCGCGGGCTAATGGCGCTCAGAGTCGGCTCATACTACCCAGAAGACGACCGTTTTATCATTAAAGGTCGCGATGTTAAGTTCTTGACCAACATACAGGGCATTCTGGAGTCACTTGGTGTAAAGACCGAGCTTTTTTCCAAGGATACAAACGTAATCAAGGAGCTAACCTTCCGGACAGACATCCAGCTACTGCCAAACCAGGTCGTTAAGGGCAAGTTTAACAACCCAAGGCACAGGATCATTAAGCACATCCAAAAGATACAGCCCGTGGAGTGTATTCACATTGAGACAGAGGAGCCGTTTGTGGCAGGAAACGAGTTTTTACCGATATGGCACTGACAAAGACACAAGAAAAGCTGCTGGCGGCGTTTGCCGTCCAGAACAAGCACTGGCCCAGAGACAAGCTGGACCTGGCACTGTGGCGCGTCAAGTGGGAGCTGACTGCGCTCGACCACCAGCGAGAGCCCGAGTCTGATTATGATACTCTCTTCCTGTGCGCGGGCCGTGGCGCTGGCAAGACACACATGGCCTCTAACTGGATTGGGCTACGGGCGTGTATGTACAAAGAGACCCGCTGGCTGGTCGCGGCACCGACATCAAACGACATCCGAGCGACATGTTTTGAGGGGGACTCTGGTCTACTGAACATCATACCACGCTCACTCATCCGCGACTACAACAAGTCGCTATCAGAGATACACCTCATCAACGGATCAATGATCCGCGGTATACCCGCATCAGAACCGGAGCGGTTCCGGGGTACGCAGTGGCACGGTGCATGGATGGACGAGCTCGCGGCGTGGGACTACCTTGATGACGCATGGGACCAGATCCAGTTCACGCTGCGACTGAAGGACCCCAACCTGCCGGGCGTGCAGCAGATCGTTACGACGACACCAAAACCAAAAGAGCTGATCGTGGACCTCTCAGAGGGTAAGATCGGTGGCGAGGTCTACATGGTCAACGTCTCCTCCTACGCCAACAGGTCCAACCTCTCCAAGTCCTTCTTTAACGCACTGGAGTCTTATGAGGGCACTGACCTCGGTAGGCAGGAGATTGAGGGCGCCATCCTCGACCCAGAGGAGGCGGGTATCATCAAAAGGAAGTGGTTCAAGATGTGGCCGGCCAAAAAGCCCACGCCTACCTTGGAGTACGTCATTGCATCCTACGACCCCGCCACAAGCGAAAAGACAGTCAACGACCCAACGGCATGCGAGATATGGGGCATCTTTGAGCAGATAGACGGCGGGACGTGCGTCATGCTCCTCGATGCATGGGACGCACACCTATCATACCCAGAGCTCAGGAAGAAGATTATTGCCGACTACAAGGAGGTAGTCTACGGCGCGGACAACGACTTTGCAAAAGGCAGAAAGGCCGACCTGATACTCATCGAGGACAAGTCCGCCGGTATATCCTTGCTACAGGAGTTACAGGGATCAGGAATACCAGTCAGGGGATACAACCCCGGCAGGGCAGACAAAGTCCAGCGTGTGAATATCATTGCGCCCTTAATTGCAAAGGGAAAAGTTTATTTGCCAGAGGACAACAAAAAGCCAGGTGAGGTCGCCGAGTGGGCCAAGAGGTTCGTCAGGCAGGTCTGTTCTTTCCCAGAGTCGGGCGGGCATGATGACTACGTTGATGCACTCTCACAGGCGATGAGGGTACTCAGGGACTCAGGATGGCTACAGCTTGATCCACTCCCACATCGAGACTACGACTACGCCGATGACGACACCAAACGTCACCGATACAACCCCTACGCCGTTTAGGGCGGTATGGATATCTTTTATGTATAAGTGGTTATAGATGGTATTATTCAACCCTATCCCCCACACAATATGAAACTATCCCCCGGCGGCGAGCTACTCTTTAAACAGGCCGTAAAAAAACTCGAGACTGTATTTGGAAAGCCACTCACCGGTGAGCAGAAGCAACAGCTCGCTCAGGAGGTCAGTGCGCTATCCGCGCCAAAGAACCCAGTACGTACAACTTTAACACCACCACAGGCGGCAAGGAACCAGTACGAGCTGGCCACAAACCCCCAGCTGATAAACCCAGATACTGCGCGAGATGAGTTCTTGATGCAGTCCATGCTGGGACGTGGAAGTAAGGGGACAAACCTGGCACCAAAGACTTTGGATATTACAACGCCAGAGGTAGAGATGCAGATCGAGGGCCTACAAAAATCTGGTGCGCTTGACAAACTAATTCCAAACGCATCACAGGGCGCAACGACTACACCCGGTGCGGATTACCTTGCAAACATGTCCGAAGCAAAATTAAACTACGTACTGACACACGGCGGGACGTACGACAAGCTCAAGGATATATTCAGGGCAAAGAACGATCGTTACCCAACTCAAGAAGAGATGGATCAGATGATTGCCGCGTATAACCCGCTACGTCACCAGTACGGCGAGAAGGGCAAGTCAATCGTTTCTGAAAGACCTGGCTCTGCCAAAGGCATGGAGGACTACCGAGCCAACGCAAGACTCGAGGGAGTACCCGAGTCGTATCTGTATCACAGACCTGGTAACTACAGACAGGAGCTACTCAACGAGTTAGATATTGCGCAGGGCATTACTCCAGCGACAAAAACAATCGAGCAGCGTGCACCAAAGGCAAGAGATATTGACCCAACAGACTCATACTACGACCCAGACTCTGGGGCGTTTGTCAGTGTATACCCAACCATGAAGGCAGAGGGCGGTAGCATACACCCAGACAGCATGATCGCGGAAATGAACGCCTACGGTTACACACCACAGAAATACGCAAAAGGAAAATCTGTTGCAATGCAGTACGCACCGGCTGCGTTGATGGCCGAGGACATTATCCCACGCGTTGGGTCCATGTCAAAAAATGCCGCAAACAAAAAGTATGGCGACCTAACCGGTGACGTCGGTAGTTTTTTTTGGGATTATGTAGTACCAACAACCACGCGCACTACAGGACTTGGAATGGCACTTGCATCACCAAACGTAGGCGAGGGCTCAGATATGACCCCAGCAAAACAAGAAGAGGCGATGAAAAAAGAGATGCTTCAGAGACAATACCAAGACGCATTAAAACGAGCCAAAAATACTTATGGCTCCACATTTGACTACATGGCAAACGAATAAATGGCAAACCCAATACTACCAATCCAGGCCGGAGCTACACTGCCCTCACAGGAGCACGAGGACGAGATCCAGCAGATGGAGATGAACGAGCGCGACGTAGCCAAACTGGAGGAGGCGCTTGGATTAGAGTCACAAGACGTGGACATGGAGCAGGAGGTCATTGAGTTAGACGATGGATCAGTAGTCGTCAACTTCAAACCAAAAGATGGCCCGCTCAAGAACCCAGACTTCTACGTCAACCTTGCAGAGGAGCTTGATGAGGACGACCTAGACGAGCTGGCACAGAACTATTTAGATTTGATTGATGTTGATAAAGAAGCTAGAAAAGAGAGAGATAAACAGTATGAAGATGGACTACGCAGGACGGGCCTTGGAAAAGACGCACCAGGGGGCGCTACGTTTGATGGTGCTTCTAAAGTTGTTCACCCAGTTATGGCAGAGGCCTGCGTTGATTTCGCTGCGTCAGCGTCTCGTGAGCTTCTTCCGCCGGACGGGATAGTCAAGTCCAGAATACAGGGCGAGATAGACCGCGTACGTGAGGCAATCTCCGAGCGCAAGACAAACTTCATGAACTGGCAGTTGGATACGCAGATCCCAGAGTACCGGGATGAGATGCACATCCTACTGACACAGACACCACTTGGTGGGTCACAGTACCTCAAGTGGCGCTATGACAACGAGCAGAAGAGACCTACCTGCGAGTGGGTACCGATTGATAACATGCTACTGCCCTACTCGGCTACGAGTTTTTATACGGCGCAGCGTGTTACCGAAGTACAGGACATTACAGAGGACATCCTCAAGCAGAGGATTGATCAGGGCATCTACCGCGACATTGAGGACTACCACGTCTCTGATACGGCCCTTGATGACCAGACACAGTCCAAGAAGGCCAACGACAAGATTGAGGGCGCTAGTCGCCCGGGTAAGAACGTCGATGGCATACGAAGAGTATACGAGATCACTTGCTTCGAAAGACTCGAGGCTGATGACCTAACAGATGGTAAGCGAGCGCCTTACATACTCACCATTGACGACACCACAGGTAAGGTCCTATCTTTATATCGAAACTGGGAGTCGGGCGATGAAAAACTCACAAAACTGGACTGGATTGTTGAGTTTAAGTTCATTCCTTGGCGGGGTGCATATGCTATTGGCCTGCCTCATCTTATTGGTGGCCTCTCTGCCGCCCTTACTGGCGCTTTACGTGCTCTACTTGACGCCGCTCATATCAACAACAGTCAGACAATGCTTAAGCTCAAGGGTGGACGCATTAATGGACAAAATGACCGTATTGAGCCCACGCAGGTAGTAGAGATTGAGGGCGCACCGGGTGTTGATGACGTTAGAAAACTTGCAATGCCGTTGCCGTTCAACCAGCCATCGAGTACGCTATTCTCGCTTTTAGGTTGGCTGACAGACGCAGCAAAGGGCGTAGTAACTACGGCAGAAGAGAAGATTGGTGATGTCAACTCGAATACACCAGTCGGTACGACACAGGCACTCATTGAGCAAGGCTCCAAAGTATTCTCCTCAATACACGCCAGACTACACAGGTCACAGTCTAAGTCACTTGAGATCCTATCAAGGATCAACCACTGGTACGTGGAAGAGATGGACAACCAGTCAGGTGAAGAGATTGAGGTCAGGGACTTCGCTCACAACACCGACGTTGAGCCGGTATCAGACCCAAACATATTCTCAGAGACACAGCGACTGGCACAGGCACAGGCCGTGTTACAGCTCGCCAACTCTGCACCACAACTCTATGACATGCGCGCTGCACACCGCCGTGTGTTAAAACAGCTCAAGGTTCCAAACATTGAGGAGATACTACCAAACCCAGACGGCATCAAGGAGGCGAATCCAGCGTTGGAGAACGTCTCTATGTCCATGGGAAGACACGCAGCAGCGTACCCAGATCAGGACCACCTGTCACACCTCAAGACGCACTTGTTGTTTGTGACTGACCCAATGCTGGGCGGTAACCCGCTCATAGGACCACAGATTACTCCTCTCATGATGGAGCACGTCAAGCAGCACTTTACGCTCTACTACCTGCAGTCAATGAGATCATACGTATCGCAGGCAGCTGGAGGCAAAGACGTATTCAAGCTACACGAGGAGAGACCACTAGACCAAGAGGCACAGCAGGCCTTGGCACTGGCAGCGGAGTTAGTCGCTGGGGACACCCAAGAAAAACTTGGCGGCGCAATGCCAATCATTACACAGATGGTACAAAAACTGCAGCAGGCCAAGCAGGCACAGCAGCAGGAAATGGCAAACGCAGATCCTACCGCACAGGTCATTCTCAAGACTCAGACTGCCGAGACACAGCGCAAGGCGCAGGAGTTTCAGTCCAAGATGCAGGCAGAGATGCAGGCACAGCAACAAGATTTCCAGGTCAAGGTCGCGGAGTTACAGGCCAAGGTACAAGAGCTTTCTGTCAAGTACGACACGCAGACCAAGGTCGATGCCAACAAGAACGCTACACAAATCGCGCTGGCAAACATCAACAACGCCGCAGACGAGAGGATCGCATCCATCAACCACGGCGCTGCCTTTGATCAGATGCAGGCCCAGTTGGAACACGAGCAGAACATGTCAGCCATTGAGGCTATCAACGCAGCCGATCAGGACATTAGACAGCACGGTCTGACTGTAGAGCAGCAGGCGTTCCAGCAACAGGCGCAACAGACTCAGGCACAGATTGAGGCGCAACACCAGCAAGCCTTGCAAGATCAACAGCACCAGCAGACACTCCAGCAGCAAGGACAGCAACACCAGCAGGGAATACAACAGGCTGGATTAGAGCACGCTCAGGGCATGCAGCAACAAGATCAGGCCCACACACAGGGACTACAGCAACAGGACCTAGACGCGCAGGCTAAGATGATGCAGCAGGATATGGATCACATGAATACACTACAACAACAGGCAGCACAACCCCAACCACCCACAGGAGGATAACATGGCCGATCAAAAAGGCTTTCGTCAAACATACCAAGAGACAGGGCAACTAAGCTCTGGCGGCGGCCCAGATGCAAAGATTGACAAGGGCGCGTCTGGATCACACCGCGACAACAACTGGAAGATTGGCGCTAAACAGGCCAAGCTAACCAAAGACAAAAAAGTAGGCCCAGATAAAAATTTAAACGAAGTTAAGGGCGGAAATTTTTATTAAGTTGCATAAGTAGAAGTATGCAAGATATCATTTCAGAATTTATATCACGTGTAAACGTGACGAAGAAGGACATCGCGGATACCGTCTCCGCGGGTGTAAACGTGGCATCTTTTGAGATATACCAGCGTTTAGTTGGCAGGAACGAGGGGCTGCAGATAGCCCTTCAGTTGTTGGATGACATTATGACGGGTGATGAGGAAGACGAAACAGAGCAGTAGTGCTCAGGAGGTTGCCGCATGGCAGCAATAGACTTAAAACAAAACGCAGAACCAGACCTTAGGTCGGAGCAGGAATGTTTCCCGACAATTGACCCAGGAATAGAAGTAGCTGGTGATAGGGTACTCGTACAACTGCGTCGTGAGAAGATGAAAAGCAAGGGCGGGATTATCTTTGTAGATGAGACCAAGCAGACTTTGAAGTTTAACGAGACAGTAGCCAAGGTAATACAGATTGGGCCGTTAGCATACAGATCACCAGATACGTTAGAGCCATGGGTTGAAGGACCTTGGTGTAATGTCGGTGACCTAGTAAGGACAATCAAGTACGGTGGCGACAGGTTCGTGGTAGACGCAGAGGACGGCGATGGGCCCGTTGTATTCATCACACTACAAGCGCGCGAGATTATCTCAAAAATTAAATCTTTTGAGTTTGCTCAGAAAATGAAGGCGTTTGTTGATTAATTAACTTTTGGGAAAAAGTATGTCAGAAAAAGAAAAAGATATCCCCGTCAAAGAACGGGAAGATGGGTCGGCAGTCGCCTCCATGGGAAGGTCAGAGAATGACCACGACGAGGAAGACGAGAACGACTCAGAGGTTGAGCAACACGCCGAAGGTGGCGAGGTTGACGGCCAAGACGAGCACGACGATAACGAGACCGACGAAGAGCGGGAAAAGATTCGTGAGGCACGTAGAGAAGAGCGAAGGCTAAAGAAGGACCTAGTCAAACAGAGAGAGGTCTCAGCCAAGCACAAGATTAGTGCACTTGAGAGACGTAACGAGGAGCTTGCAAGACGACTGGCAGCAGTAGAGTCTACCGCAGCATCTTACCAGTTTGCTCAGGTGGACAAGGCGATTGAGGACGAGGCGACTCGTATTGAGTACGCCAAGATGAAGTTAGTACAGGCTGCGCAGGCCAATGACGCTGAGTCACAGGTTGAGTACCTTGAGCAGTTGAGCGAGGCAAAGACCAGGCTATCAGCGATTCAGGCGCACAAACGGCACCAGCTTGAGAACGCCAAGAACCCAAAGCAGAACGTACCCAACGAGATATCGACAGAGGTACAGCGTAACGCAACGGACTGGCTAAAGAAAAACAAGTGGTATGACCCGCAGGCTAGGGATACAGACAGTCGCATTGCGAAGGTCGTAGACCAAGAGCTGGCATCAGAGGGATGGGAGCCATCAGACCCAGAGTACTGGGAAGAGCTCGACAACCGTCTGTCATCCAGACTACCACACCGCTATTCCGCAAGGAACGGGACATCATCACGCAGAAGTGGACCAACCGAGTCAGGGAGGTCTGCAGGTGCAAATAACAAATCAGGTGGATCCTTTACACTCAGTAGAGATCGAGTACAGGCAATCAAGGACGCAGGGGCATGGGATGATACATCCAAGCGTAACAAGATGATTAATGCTTATGCACGATTCGATAAAGAAAATAGAGGATAACCAAAATGGCAAATACAAGAATTAAACGTGACTTAGATGACAGAATGGCTGATCGAGTAGTAGAGACAATCAACAGCCGCCAGACAATTAGTGACGAGGATATTGTACGTCGGGAACGCCTTGATGCGTTTAGAGACAAATGGCAGAATAGTGCACTGCCGGATATTCCAAAGGACTCGCTCCCTGGAATGCATTTATGTTGGTTATCAACGACCAACTCGTATGACAGTATCGACAAACGCATGGCGTTGGGCTATGAGCCAGTGAAAGCCGGAGAATTAGGGAAGGGCTTTGAAGCACTAGGTAAGATGAGTTCAGGCAAGTTTGAAGGCTGTATAAGCGTTAATGAAATGGTTCTCTTCAAGTTACCAGAGGATATCTACCAAGAAGTTATGCGCATGCTTCACCTTGAGGATCCCCTTGAGCATCAGCGTAATATTACCTCGCAAGTGCGTGATACGGCTGATAGTAAGCGTGGCGGCAGATCTCTCTTGGAGGGTGGACTTTTGGAAATGGAAAGAGAAACGGCTAGGGCGAACAACCAAAATATTCGCTTTCAATAACAATCTTCAATAAAAATACAAAGGAAACAAATAAATGTCAACAACATTTAAACCCTTTGGTCTGAAGCCTGTGTATCACCCAAGTGGTTTAGATCGTGCAGTTCCATTCGTTGGAACAAACACTTTCGTAACTGGGACTACATTTACAGCTCCTTACTCGTTGTCTGCTGGTCAGTCTTTCTACCAGTATCAGCCAGTAAGTCTTACAGCTTCGGGTCAATTGACCATCGCAAACCAAACCGCTGCCTCTGGCACAGTATACGGCGTATTCGACGGTGTAGAATATACAACCGCTGAAGGTCGTCGGACTGTAGGTAAGTCAGCTTCTAAATTAACTTTAGACGCTGCTACCCAAATCGTATTCTGGATCTTTGCAGACCCGGCGTTAGTATACGAAGCCCAAGTAAACGGTTCAGCAACAACTGCCTACATCGGACGTCAGTACAACTTTGATACAACTGCAGGCTACACAACAGCCGACGGTTATACCATTGGTACAGGCGGAGCTGGATTCTCTACTACAGCACTATTAGCAACTCCTGTTGCTACTACTGTACAGGGTCAAGTTCGTGTAGTAGGCCTAGGCCGTGAAGTGGCATACCCAACAGGCGAGTTAAACGCTTGGGGCGATGCTTTCACGATTGTTCAAGTCCAAATCGCTAACAACACGTTTGTAGCGCCTAAGGTCTCGATTTAATTAACAACGAAAGGATACAGCAATGGCAACTCCAATGCGCAGTACCGACTTTCGTGCGGTAGTCGAGCCGATTATCAACGAAGTCTTTGATGGCGTTTATGAACAACGCGATGACGAGTGGAAGGGATTTGTAGAGCAAATCACTGGTATTCCACGTAACTACCACGAAGAAGTAATGCTCTTCGGTATGAATGCTGCACCTGCCATGCCTGACGGAACACCTGTCAGCTATGACCAAGGTGGTACTTTGTACATCACACGATTTATCTATCAGATCTATGGCTTGGCATATGCCTTGACTAAGGTATTGATGGAAGACGGTGATCACATCCGTATCGGAAGTACATTCGCTAAACACTTAGCTCAGTCCATGATTGAGACTAAGGAGACTCTATGTGCTAACCTGTTGAACTTTGCGTTCACAGCTGGCTATGTAGGTGGCGATGGCGTGACACTAATCAACACAGCTCACCCTGTGGCTAACGGCTTAACATACAGCAATCAGTTAAGCACAGCGGCATCTTTGTCACAGACTTCTGTTGAGCAGATGTTAATCCAAATCCGTGGCGCTATTGACAACAATGGTAAACGGATCCGCCTCAAGGCAGAGCAGTTAGTTGTTCCTCCAGCACTCGAGTTCCAGGCAGAGGTAATCCTCAAGTCTGTACTCCGTTCTGGTACAGCTGACAACGACCTCAACCCAATCAAGTCTACTGGTATGCTACCAAAGGGTACACACGTTGTAACCCGTTTAAGCTCCAGCAAGGCATGGTGGGTACAGACTGATGCAGAGAACGGCTTAATGCTAGTTATGCGTCGGCCTATGGAGAAATCCATGGAGGGCGATTTTGAGACTGACTCCATGCGCTATAAGGCTACAGAGCGTTATGCTACAGGATGGCATGATCCTCGTAACATTTATGGTACCGCTGGATTATAATCTAAGCTCCATTGTAATAGAAAACCCAACTCACAAGGTTGGGTTTTTTTATGGTATAATACTAATATGAAACGAATAAATACAAATACTAACGAACCATTTAAATACGGAGACATACGTGAAGATGGGTTCGTATTTGTTGATTTTAGAAAAACAAGACCAATTAAAAAAACTGGGTATTATCAAGAAAACTGGTTGTGCCCCAAAAAGTTTAAAGATCGTAGATTGTTTAATATAGAAGAACGCCAAAAATGGAGAATTGCTAGACCAGAGTATAGTAAACAATACGCTAAAAATCACGCAAAAGAAAAACCAGAACAATACGCCGCTAAAGCAGCAAAACGCCGAGCCACAATCCTCCAGCGCACACCCAAATGGGATGCTGATGCGCATTTGATTGTGGCCAAGTATCAAGTGGCGGCAATGCTCTCACGAGAGACTGGTGAGCAGCACCACGTTGACCACATCATCCCACTGCAGGGCAAGTACGTATCTGGCCTGCACGTTTTTTCCAACCTCAGAGTCATCCCCGGCTCGGACAACGTCAAGAAGTCTAACAAATACACCGTTTAGGGCGACTTTTTTGGTTTATTTGCATAGGTAGTTATAGGAAGATACATCCTCTGCTGACCGCCAACACTTCCTGGTGAGACGACTTAGAGACAGCCTAGGATACCCACTAAGATAAGGAAATACCATGTCAAGTACATTTACCGTACCATTACGACTAAACACACGCCAAACAACCAGCAACGATGGAACAATCTCTGCTGACAACACTGGCGCAGCAATCATCTCCCAGCAGACAGCTATTGTAGCTGGCGCAGCCGCAACTGACGTCATTCCAGCTGGATCAATTATTCACTCTATTACTGGCTACTTAAACGTAGTTGGAGCCGCATCACGTGCTGTTAGCTTGACAGTTAACGGTGTGACTACTGCCGTTGGTACACTGACTACTACAGCCCTCGGCCGAGTAGATGTCGTGTTTACTGCATCCGCAGCCGTCGCCAACCTATTGGCTAACGTAGGGGCATACAACTGCACAGTAACACTAGCATCTGAGGCTGCATCCGCTGGTACACTATCCGTACAGTACACAGGTCGCAACTCTGACGGCACAATCACTGCCTACGGTTCTGGCTACACAAATAGCTAATTAAGACGGCGGGCTGGTCCCGCCTCTTTTAACCAACAGGAGACAACATGAGACAGCAAGCAGTATCACAGACGGGGGTAGGATCTAGTGCGGCGATCCCCATGAACTTAGACTCCACACCGTTTAACGTCGGTTTTGGTGTCGTAGTGACTGGTACAGTGACGTATACAGTACAACACACCTTTGACAACCCATGGACTACAGCAAGCCCAGTATGGTTTGACCACCCAACAGTTGCAGGCATCATATCGTTAAACGCAGACGGAAACTACGCCTTTCCAGTTGCCGCAATCAAGGTAGCTGTTACTGCAGGGGCAGGAACTGCCGCGTTGACAGTAATCCAGGCCGGTATAGCCTAGTATGCCATACGTCGGGTTCAGTAGTGTAGCAAACCAGGCAAACACTACCGATGGGTTTGCACTTGGTGTAGGCGCCCGTAACGACCCAGCTGAAACAACATGGGGTGATAACGTCGGGGATAGTGGTGTAGTAGACCTGTATCACAACGGTACGCCGACAGTATTTGGTTTTATACTAATGGAAAACTCTGGGTACGTACTCGAAGAGGACTCATCAAAAATACAAATGGAAGTAGGCTAATATGGCAGACACAAAAATATCGGCAATGCCGAATGCAACAACGCCATTAACTGGTGCGGAGTTAGTGCCGTTAGTACAGGGTGGTGTTAACGTCAAATCGACAATTGCAAACTTTGGACAGTACGCACGGAATGTATACTTTAACCACGGCGCGTGGCAGGATACGACGACACAGACTGGCTCTACTACAGTAGGGCAGCCTTTTACGTTTAACACGGCGGACGTAACGGATGGTGTGACGTTAGTAAGCAACTCACAACTGACGGTACCCGTAGCTGGCGTGTACAACATACAGTGGTCTGGTCAGTTTCAAAACTTAGATGTGGCACCGCAGGATGCAATTGTTTGGTTAAAAGTAGATGGCGTTGATGTAGTAGGATCGGCTGGAAAAATCGGGCTACCGGCCAGAAAAAACCCTAGCGACCCATTTCACAGTGTGTTTGGTTGGAATTATTTTTTATCGTTGACAGCTGGGCAGTATGTACAGATATACTGGGTCAAGACATCAGCAAATATTACTCTGCCTGCTTATACAGCATCAACAACACCAGCATACCCATCTACGGCGTCAGTTATTGTAACAGTCAACCAAGTAGGATAAGATGCCAGTCTACCTTGACACGAGGGGTAACTCTGTACTGTCTGTGGCGATCTGTGATCGTTGCAACAGAAAGTTTGCCTACGTGGATCTCATGCCAGACCCAAACTTTCCGGGTATGAGGGTATGTAGGGTAGACTTGGATCAGTACGATCCATGGAGACTGCCAGCTAGGCAGACAGAGAACATAGCACTTAGGTTCCCAAGGCCAGATGTATCCATCGCACTCGGTGATAATTTGATTAACACGCAGGGAGCTCCGAACAACGCCCAGCAGTACAACAACCTGTTTATACAGGGCGTACCCCCAGCTGGTGGCGCACAGGGTGATCTAGAACAAGAATAATGGCAAATCAATCAATAACACAACTGCCAGTAGCTGGCACACTGACTGGTAACGAGGCCACGGTAGTCGTACAGGGTGGTGTCACTAAGCAGACACAGCTACAGAGCATAGCCAACCTTGGTGGTCCACAGGGGCCACCTGGGCCACCGGGACCGCAGGGCACTGCCGGTACTGCCGCTACAATAGCAGTAGGTACGGTACAGACTGGTGCGCCTGGGTCAAGTGCGACGGTTGTGAACGTCGGCGATAGCACGACGGCAATATTTAACTTCAGCATACCTAGGGGTAACGTAGGCGCCACTGGAGCAACGGGTGCGACTGGGGCCACTGGAGCAACGGGACCTCAAGGTCTGGCTGCTACGATTGCCGCCGGTACAGCGACATCGTTGCCATACGGCTCGACACCGACAGTAACAAACACAGGCAGTAGCTCCGCAGCGACGTTTAACTTTGGCATACCAGAGGGTGCGCCTGGTGCGACGGGTACCTTCAGTGCCGGCACGACTGGTTTCACACCCAACACACCGACATCTGGTGCGGTAGTACTAGGTGGCATACTGAACGTCAACAGCGGTGGTACTGGTGTAGGCACGCTGACTGGCTACGTCAAGGGTAGTGGTACGACACCTTTTACTGCGAGCAGTACGGTACCAACGACAGACTTGAGTGGTACGATATCAAACGCACAGCTTGCAAACAGCACAATAACAATTAACGGGACATCGACAAGCCTCGGTGGTAGTGTATCAGTAGGTACGGTCACTAGCGTCACAGCCAACGCACCAGTCACATCAACCGGCGGCACAACCCCAGTGATTGGTATGCCCGCCGCAACGGGCAGTGTCAACGGCTACTTGACAAGTACAGACTGGACTACGTTTAACAACAAGGGATCTGGTTCTGTAACATCGGTAGCTGCAACGGCGGGGACTGGGATTAGCGTAAGTGGAAGTCCAATTACAACAACTGGCACGCTGACGATTACAAACACGGCACCCGATCAAACCGTAGCAATAGCGAGCGGTACTGGGATTAGTGTTACTGGTACCTACCCCAACTTTACAGTCACAAACACGAGCCCATCAAGTGGTGGGACAGTAACGAGTGTAGCGGCACTGACACTGGGCACGACTGGTACAGACTTAAGCTCGACAGTAGCCAACAGTACAACGACGCCAGTCATTACACTTAACGTACCGACTGCATCAGCAACAAACCGTGGTGCACTCAGCGCGGCAGACTGGACTACGTTTAACAGTAAGCAACCCGGTGGTACCTACGTGACATCTGTCAGCGGTACTGCACCAGTGGTGAGCAGCGGTGGTACTACACCAGCCATCAGTATGGCGGCTGCAACTGGCAGCGTAAACGGCTACTTGACGAGTACAGACTGGACTACGTTTAACAACAAAGGATCTGGCTCTGTCACTAGCGTCAGTGGTACTGGTACAGTCAGCGGGATCAGCCTATCTGGCACCGTGACGACAACTGGCAGTCTGACACTCGGCGGGACACTAGACTTATCTGCACCACCAGCAATAGGCGGTACGACACCAAACTTTATTACTGGCACTACAATCACGGCAACAACCTACGTCGGCATATCCGGCGGCACTTTTTAACTGAGGAATACACATGGCAGCGACAAACTTCACGCCCATCTCTTTGTACTACACCACGACAGCCGCGGCAGCGCCCGTAGCTGGCAACTTGGTAAACGGCGAGCTGGCGATCAACATCACCGACGGCAAGTTATACTACAAGAATAACGCTGGTGTAGTCACTCTGCTCGCCTCAACGTCAGGCGCATCGGGTGATGTAGTCGGACCTGCAAGTGCTACGGACAACGCCCTAGCAAGGTTTGATTTAACGACAGGCAAGCTAATACAGAACTCAGTTGGCATCTTGAGCGATGCAGGTGTTCTGACAGGGCTGACAGGTCTGACATCATCAGGCTCAATTACATTCTCTAGTCTAACAAGTGGTCGAGTAACTTATGCTGGCACAGCAGGACTATTACAAGACTCAGCCAACTTAACCTTCAACGGCACAACTTTAACTGCTAATACCATAGGTGCGTATACCCTAGGTGGCACAATAGCAGGCGGTGGGAATCAGATAAACAATGTCATCATTGGCACATCTACTCCGCTTGCAGGCTCGTTTACTTCGGTTAATGCTACATCAATCACTAACTCAGGACTAACAAGTGGTCGAGTAACATACGCTGGTGCTAGTGGATTATTAAGTGATAGTGCTAATTTAACTTTTAATGGAAGTGCTTTAACTGTAACTGGCACAGGTAATTTTGGTTCTTCATCAAGTCAAACAGCAATAGCATTAACACCATATACTACTTATGGTTCTGCACAAATTTATGTAACAAATAGTACAACTGGATTACGATTAGTTGGTGGTGCAACAGAAGGTTCGGATGCACAAATTCTTCTTGGTGGTTTATCGGGAGGTCTTACATCTAATATTTACTTTGATGGTGCTAATAAGATTTTTAGAACGGCAGGTGGTACAGAACAGATGAGAATTACTAGTGCTGGTAATGTAGGTATAGGTACTAGTAGTCCTGATTCATTTACTACATTCCCATCAAAACTTGTTGTAGGAAGTGGAACTGGAAATCAGCAAATAACAATTTACTCAGGCACAACAAGTGAAGGTAATCTTATTTTTGCTGATGGCACATCAGGAAGTCAGCAATACATGGGTTTATTAAGATATGACCATGCTGATAATGCAATGAAATTTTACACCAACGGTGGTACGCTTGGAATGACTCAAGACTCATCAGGCAACCTAGGTCTTGGAGTTACTCCTAGTGCTTGGAGTAGTGGATATAAAGCATTACAACTTGGAACAAACACATCACTTGCTGGCAATACTGGTGGTTCAGTAGCAATTTTAAGTTCAAATGCTTACTTTGATGGTTCAAACTATGTACGAATTACAACAGATTCCTCAGCACTATATCAAATGGCAACAGGCTCACATAATTGGAGAATAGCAGGATCAGGTTCAGCAGGGTCTACTGTATCTTTTACCCAAGCAATGACACTAAATGCTAGTGGGGATTTAATTGTTGGTGGAACTACAGTTGTTTATGACTTGGCAGGTAGGCGAGTTATTACTATTAATGGTGCTTCTCAAGCGGCACTTGGATTTACAGTAAATGCTGTAGATAAAGGAATTCTTATTCATACAGGCACAGACATGATTATGTCTAATTCTGTTGCTGGTGCTATTACATTCCAAACAACAAATACAGAACGGATGCGAATTGCTAGTGGCGGTAATGTAGGTATAGGTACTAGTAGTCCTAGTTATACTTTAGATGTAACTGGTCAAATAAGAGCAAGTAGTGGTGCATCTGCCTCAGCTTTAATTGCTACTTCTACTAGTTCAGGTGGTACAGCATTAAACATACAAAATAGTGGAACTGTAAATGCTTTAATTGGTGGATGGCTAAGTTGCATAGGTTCAGGTAATGCAACAGATGTTGCTATTGCAGCATATCAGGGTGCTTTAGGATTTGCAACTAATGGTGCAAATATTAGAATGACTCTCGATTCATCAGGCAACCTAGGTATAGGTGCAACAAGTGCTGGTAACAAATTACAAATAAGTAATGGTGGTGCTAATGGTGTTGAATTTGATGTAGCACTTGCATCAGGAACAGAATCAAAAATGTTAAGCATAAACAGGACTTCAAGTGCTTACACTCCATTAAATTATGATGCTTCTTTGCATAAGTTTTTTATTAGTGGTGGTCAGAAGATGCAACTAGACTCTAGTGGGAATTTATTTGTGGGTACTACTGCATTAAGTCAAGCAAAAGTTGGAATTCTTTTTGATGGTTCAATAAGCCAAGGTTTTGTTATAAGAACAAGTTTACCAAGTTCAGGAAGT